TAATCAACTCCGAAAAAAAAATCTTAAAAAAAACCTTCGTGAGGGTTGACTTATTCTGAGAGTATGGTATATTAATAATAGAGAGAGGTAAATATGGAACAACTTGAATTATTTGAAAAAAAAGATTATGTATTATTCGGACTATCGTTTGAAATGCCTGAACCTGGCTGTTTTGCTTGGTATAAGGAATCAGATGAAGATTATCTTAATCCGAGAAAAGGTTATTGTTATATTAAAGGACTTACTAGTAATTATGACTTTGATTGTTACGATGCAGAGAACGATAGAAATCTAGTGTTAAGACATCACGAGATTAAAAGAGTAGATGAGTTAAGAGTATGGAAACCAAATACAGTTTCTTAATTGACGGTGTAGAGTTCTGGGAACATTATTGTCCTATTGAACAAGACATTATTGGAACTGAAGTAGGTTGTCCTTGTAATTGGTGTGATAAAACTAAGGAAGATAAATGAAATGGTTATTAGTATTAAGTGTTACTATCTTACATAATGATGGTGCATTTCCAGCTAAGACTTATGAAATGCGAGGTTATACAGACTTCGGACAATGTTCACAAGCAAAAGCAGATGTAGATTATATTTTTAAAAACAAACACGAAACAGTTGTAGTTCTTGCAGACTGTTTTACAGATGAATCTTACGGTGAGTTTCTCAATCGTAAACAAGAAGGTAAAGACAAAGGTAGAAAACTTTTGGAGATTAAATAATGTTTGGTGCGATTAAAGAAATAGTAAAAGACACTTATATCTTTTTACGAGATATGTGGTTTGCAATAGAGGACTTCTTTGAGTTCAAGGTATGGCCTCATAGATATGAATGGATAGTTGGATTAACTGGTTTACTTACTGCATTTAATATACTATTATTATTTCACTTAATATTTAATGTTGACTTAGGGTGTATAGAATGACAACGATATGGAAGATTAATTCAGAGAAGATTGCAAAACGACACGGAAGAAATACTTTTGACAAATTAAGTTATGCAGAAGCAAAGAAAATAGGATTTTGTTATTGTATTCCCTACACAAATAAAGAAGCGATGAAAGAATACCGTAAAGGTTATGAAGAAGAACAAAGACAAAGACAAGAAGAGTTGATGAAAGGAGGTAGTAAATGATGAGACTTATATGTGGTATTCTTATAGGTTTTTATCTGGTCTACAAGTTCCCCATAGAAAAAGATGTGGAGAACGCAATGCGTGGTGCAGATGAAGTCTTTGGTGCGATTATGGATTCAGTAGATGACGGAATTGGACAACAAAATAATTCTCTTTCCGAGTGAGAAAGAATTTAAGATAGAGTTTCTAATTGATGAAGAAGTATCAATGAGAGGTTCTGATAAAAATATACACTGGACGATTGACCATAACTTCGGTACTGCAATCGTCAAAGCAAGAACACGAGAACAAGCAAAACAATATGTTTGCGATTGTATTGATGTGTTAGAATGGATAGAGTAATATGAATAAAGATAGATTATGTGCATACCTTTTAGTTGCATTGTTTGCTATTCTGTATATAATAGGATAGTATTATGTGTGGCTGGTATGCAAGAGAGATAGATAATGGACGAAAGAATAAACGAGATATGGAAAAAAATGCAAAACCACTTCTCAAGCGAAGTACCAAACCCATACAACTACCCTAAATGTTTTTGGTATTATTTGCAACTCTATAAGATAGATGTTAATGAAGGTAGATTAAATGAGTAAATGGTGGAAAGGATTCCTATTTGGTGTTCTGACAACAATAATAACTTTAATAATGTTAATAAGATGAGATTAGAAAGTGATGTATTAAGAGAAGCAATCAATGATTGCGGCTCTATGATTCGTAAGTATCAAAATGATGAAACCAAAAAAGACATTCGTGGATTTTGGTGGGAACAAGTTATCAAACTTACGAAACAAAGAAAGAAAGTTCTTAAACAAGAACACAAAGACCGTAAAGAGGTATTAGACTATCTGACATAAATAAGAGTATGCAAGATTATTCTTATTTTATGGGCAAGGATGGTTTTACTTGGTTTGTCGGTTGCGTAGAAGATAGAAACGACCCAGAGAGACTAGGTAGAGTTCGTGTACGATGTCTAGGATATCACACAGAAGATAAAACCAAAATCCCAACAGAAGACCTGCCTTGGGCATCGGTAATGATGCCTGTCACTACACCATCTATGAATGGTTTAGGAGAAACACCTTCGTTTCTTACGCCTGGTTCTTGGGTTATAGGTTTCTTTACTGATGCACAAACTATGCAAGAACCAGTTGTTATGGGAACACTGCCTGGTAGAAACTCAGTAGACAGAGATAAATCAAAAGGTTTTAATGACCCAACTAACGAATATACTTCAGACTTCGGCCCTTACCCACTAAGATTAAATGAACCAGATGTAAATAGACTTGGTATTCCTAGTTTAATTCACGGAAACAGAGAAACTAGAGATGGTGCATATACAAAAGATGTACCGATTGCACTTGCAAGTGGATTAGGACTTGCTGGTACATTATTTAGTGTAGGTGGTACTGCACTCGGATTAGGTATTGGTGCGTTTCAAAATGCAACGAGTGGTGGGTTCTTATCCGACTTTGGTGTTTCAGATGTCACTGGTAGTAATGTCCTTGCAGATGGTATTACTGAAACTGCTACAAGAAGTGTAGGAGCATTAGATATGCCTCACGCAATATTTGGCCCAACTAATGTTCTTTCAACAGTAGGAGCTCCAGATTTTTTACAAGCTGGTGCGATAGGAAGAGTTGCACAAGGTTCTACATCTTTAGTTGATAAATTAGGAGCTGCATTTCAAAATTTAAGTTTTAAAGGTTTTGCAAATATTGTACCAAGAACATTTAGTTCTATTGATTCTGCATCAAAGGTTGCTGTAACTGCACAAGCAGTTGGTAAACTATCATCTGGTAATTTGTCGCCTGGTGGTGTAGTAGCTGCACTTGCATCAACACCGATTGGTTCGGAAATTATTAGTACAGTTGCAGAACCAGTTACAGACACTTTGACTGGTTTGATAAGTGAAGAAACAACTGGATTTTTAACAGATAATTTTGGAACTATTGTAGATGTAGGAACTGCAGCTTATCAACTTGCAGACGGTGATACATTGTTAGGTTTAACAACTGGTATTACATCAACATTCAATGCCTTTAATGCAGACACTCATATTGATATAGGTGATTATAAAGTAAGTTTACCACAAGTAACAAATACACTTTCAGATGTTATCAAAACTGGTTTACTTGCACCAACAACAAAGTCTGGTTATATTCTTGCTGGTGCAAAATTATTAAGTGCAGTTGACCCACTTTCAACTGTTGGTGGTGTTGATGAAAGAATGTCAAGATATCTTTATGATAGTATAACGGTAGATTCACAAGGTAATCTAACATCAGATGGTGCGATTAATTCAATAACTAATTTTGGTGTAGATGCATCAACAGCCCTTGCAAGTAAATTTGGTGAAGACTATAAAATAGAATTACAAAAATATGGTGGTAGGATTCCAACAAGAGATGAAAATCCTCAATACCACGACACAATAGTAGATACATTTAGAAGTACACAATCTGGAGGTAAAGTATTTAATTCATCATCTGGTTGGAACTTTGTTAACAATAGTACCAATGATAGTGATTTAAATAGTTTGTCAGATGAACTTGCAAATATACTTCCAGAATATGATGCAAGTAAGGGTGCTAATTTTAATTCTAGTGGTATGGCAATAACACAAAACTGGTTAGATACTGCAAAGTATTTGTCAGATGCTGATGGTAATTTTGTTAATAGAAATGATGCAGTTACAGATGCATTTGTAGAGCAAAAAGCAAAACAAATATCTGAAAATTTATTAATAGAAAATAGAGGTAAAGAAAAAGAATTAATTTTAAGAACAGCAGAAAAACTAGGTGTAGACATATCAATCAAACCAGACCCAGTTGCAAATGCAATAACGATAGAAACGCAAACTGGTAAAAGAGTTTCAACAGGCCCTACAACCACAAGTGGGGGTTCTTGGAGTGAACCAAGAACGACAGATATTAATTTTACTGGTGCAAGAGTAGGTGGTATCTCTAATGAAACTGGACAACCAAGAAGTCAGAAGATGAGAGTTGACCCAGAATATCCTTATAACCACGCAAGAGAAACAGAGTCTGGACATATTAAAGAATATGATGATACGCCAGGTGCAGAAAGAATTATGGAATATCATAGAACTGGAACATTCTATGAAGTAGATTCAGATGGTACAAAGATGACAAGAGTTGTGGGACACAACTATGAAGTAATTGCTGGTAATGATTTTGTAAATATAAAAGGCACTTGTAATTTAACGATTGACCAAAACTGTAATACTTACATAAAAGGTAATTGGAATATACAAGTAGACGGAAGTAAAACTGAAGTAATTAAAGGTTCACGAATGACAATGATTATGGGTGCAGATACATTAAACATAGCTGCAATGAGAAGTAAAGTGGTTGGTGCAGCTGAAAGTAATGCAATAGGTGGTGCTCAAACTGATACTGTTGGTGGTGCTCAGATAACTTCAGCGGGTGGTTTTATATCACGAAAGGCTGGTGCAAAGATAGCTGATACTGCTGGTGGAGCCTTTTCTGCAACGGCTGGTGGTTTCTATAAAGTTACTGCGCCAAGAATTGACTTGAACTAGGAGAACAAAATGGCTAAAAAAATGAACACAATGTCAGTCTATGAACCTACTACTAAACGAACATCTATTGGTAGAGGTAGAGTTAAAACTTCAACAATGAATAAACATAAAAGAAGAAGTTGGAAGAAGTATCGTGGACAAGGATAATGGTAACAATATCACCTACACAAAGGTTTGCAAGTGTAACAAGAATACAAAGTGGATTTAGTGAAACATTTTCAAGAACAGTCACAGCAATACCTGGCGAAAACGAAGTAATAGTTTCTACATCTTTATCTTTAGATAGAGAGTTTCATAATTTTTTTTTAGAACCAGCAACCACTAATTCAATAGATAACATCATTACAGAAGATGGTGATAACATTGTTTTTAATAGAACAAATTTATCTGGTGCAGATGCTGGAGATAAATTACAATTAGAAGCCGCAATAGTTGATGCAAATGTATTATTAGAAGAAGGAACTCCAGTTAGTGATGAAGATGAGGTGCGAGCAGACACAGATGTAATTTTATTAGAAGACACACTTGCAGACAGTGAACCAGATATTTCAATTTCAAATGGTACTAGAAGTGCAACAACATCTGGATTTTATAGTCGTAGGTTTACTGATATTGGTCAGTTTGTTATTAAAGGAGAAAGTGATTTATTTTCTGGGAGTTTTGATTTTACTGGTATAGATAAGATGCCTTTAAATCATAATGATGAGTCTTTAGGAAAAAAATATACATTGTATAGTATGAATCCAGATTTTACTGACCAATACAGATTTACATATAGTGTTACAGTATTGTATTATGAAGAACTAGAAATATCGGAAACTGACCCCATAACTTCAACCACGACAACACATAAAATAAGAAGTAGTATAAAAACATTTTCTGCAACATTAACACACGCTGTGATAAATGATTTATCATTTATAGGAAGATATGTAAGTAGTTATTATGCACAAAATAGAATACAATTAGAAGATGATGAAGATGGAATAAATGATGAAGCATTTATATTATTAGAGGATGAAAACTTTGTTATTACAGAGTAATAGTATAAATAATCATAGGAAAAGAATATGGCATTTAATTACACACCAGGCACAGCTTGTAGAATTGGCGACATAGATTTAGTTCATTGTAGTACACCACACCGTATGCAAGGTTCACCTAATGTTTTTGCAGAAGGTTTGCCTTGGAGTTGTCAAACGCATCTTAATACACCACATCTATTACCTTGTATAGATGGGTGTTGTGGTCACGAAGCTCCGATTGCAAAAGGTTCTGACACTGTATTTGTCAATGGTTTAGGTGCTGGTAGAATAGGTGATGGTATAGCTGGTTGCACACAAGTTTTTGCATCTGATAATAAAACTGTTTTTGCTGGTGCTGGTGGTGGTGCAGTAACTGGAAGTCAAGTTGACCCTCAACAGATAATTGATGATAGAATAAACGCAGTATTTGAAGGGACGGCTGTATAATGGCACTAACAACTGGTAACTTATTATTTGATGCACAAATAAATAATGAAAAACGAAGTAATCGTATCTTTAAGGATTTGAGTTTAAACTTTAATCAGAATCCAGTTACTAAAGATATTACTAAAGTTACAGATGTAGAGGCAATCAAAAGAAGTGTTAGAAATCTTATATCAATCAATCATTATGAAAAACCTTTTCATCCAGAGATAGGTTCTAATATTAGACAATCTTTATTTGAACCTTTGAATACATTAACTGCTGGAGTATTAACTCACAATATTACAAATGTTTTAGAAACACATGAACCAAGAATTTTATTACATAGAGTTGATTGCACACCAGACATAGACAGAAACGCTTATAATGTTAGATTAGATTTTTTTATTATTAACGCAACAACCGAACTAATATCATTTGAGTTTATACTAGAGAGAATAAGATAATGTCAAATAAAGAAAGATTAAGAATTACAGAATTAGACTTTGATGGTATTAAAAGTAATTTAAAAACATTCCTAAAAAATCAAACAGAATTTACAGACTATGACTTTGAAGGTTCTGGTATGAATATTTTACTAGATGTTCTTGCATACAACACGCACTATCAAGCTATGAACGCAAACCTTATGGGTAATGAAATGTTTCTTGATACTGCACAACTTCGTTCTTCAGTTGTATCACACGCAAAACTATTAGGATATAAAGTAAGAAGTTCACGAGCACCTAAAGCAATAGTTAATGTTGAGGTTAGTGCAGTGACTGGTATATCAACTGCTACAATACCAAAAGGTTTTTCTTTTCAATCATCTATTGACAATGTTCCCTACTTTTTCGTTACAAATGAAGCAGTTACAAAATCTAGAGAAAATAATGTATTAAGGTTTGAGGGATTAGAAGTATTTGAGGGAACATTAATTACAACAAGGTATACTGTTGATGCAGATAATATTGACCAAAGATTTATCGTACCAGATTTAAAAGCAGATATGTCAACATTAAAAGTTACTGTGCAAAACTCATCAACCGATTCTACTACTCAAACATATACAGAATCTGCCGATATAGTTCAAGCAACATCTACCTCTAACATATATTTTGTTCAAGAGGTTGAAGACGGACAACACGAAATATTATTTGGTGATGGTGTAATAGGTAAAAAATTATCTGATGGTAATATAGTTATTTTAGAATATATCGTTACAAACGAAACTTTAGCTAACGGTGCAACTAGTCTTACTGGTTCTTCTCAGATTGGTGGTTCTACTGCATATACTGTTACGACAACAAGTGCAGCTTCTGGTGGTGCAACTAGAGAAACTATTGATAGTATTAAATTTAATGCACCTTTAGATTACTCTGCACAAAATAGAGCAGTTACAGTAAATGATTATAAAGTATTTGTAAGACAAGTTTTTCCAGATACTGCAGCTGTTTCAGTTTGGGGTGGTGAGGATAATGACCCACCAAAATATGGAGTAGTTTATATATCAATAAAGACTATTGATGGTAATACATTAACTAATTCTCAAAAGAGTACAATACAAAATTCTTTAAAACCTTATAATGTTGCATCTATTAGAACAGAAATAGTTGACCCAGAAACTATTCAAATTAGATTGACTACTAATTTTAAATATAATTCTACAATCACTACAAAAACTGTTAATGATTTAATTGCATTAGTAACAACTACTTTTACAACTTATAGTGCAAATACTTTAGAACAATTTAACTCACAATTTAGATTTTCAGATTTAATTGGACAAATAGATGATACTGATAATTCAATAACTTCTAATGTAACTACTATTCAAATGTCTAAAAAAATAACACCAACTCTTAATACTAACTCTTCATACGAAGTAAATTTTGGTAACTCAATATACAATCCACATAGTGGTCACGAAGCTGTCGTATCATCAACTGGATTTAAAATAAGTGGAGATGATAATGAACTTTTTATTGATGATAAAGACGGTGCGTTAAGAACTTATTATTTTGTTGGTACAACGAAGACTATTGTAGATGCAAATTTTGGTACTGTTGATTATATTGCTGGTAAAGTATCTATACCTAGTGCAAACATAACAAGTATATCTAATGTTGATGGTGCAACATCTACACAAATTAGAATAGTTGCAGTCCCATCATCTCCAGATATTATACCTTTGAGAAACAATATATTAGAAATAGATTTACCTAATTCAACTATTGAAGGAAAGGTAGATACTGCAACCTCAAGTTCTGGTTCATCTGTTGCGACAACATCAGCTGCTATTACAACTGCTGATACTTCTACATCTTATATTTCTACTGGAACTAGTTCTTCAAGTGGTTACTAATGTCTTCTACATTTGATAAAAAAATCTCACCCTTATTACAAGAATTTGTTCCAGAGTTCTTAAAGTCTGACCATCCAAAATTTGTAAAATTTTTAAAAGATTATTATAGGTATCTTGAGTGTGGACAACTTACAATATCTGGTGAAGTAAATTATGTATTACAAGAAACAACATCTACTAATTATATTCTAAATGAAAAAGGTGATGAGAATGTTGTATTAGAAGATTCTGTTGCAAAGTTTACAGTTGGTGAAACAATTAAAGGTCTTACATCAAATGCGACTGCAACAGTTCTCATTGATGACTTTGATGATAATCAAGTATTATATATTACTTCACAAAATAAATTTGAAACCAATGAAGAGATTCAAGGTTTAACATCTAATGCACGAGCTACAATTACACAATTTCGTGCAAACCCAATACAAAACATTCAACAACTTTTAGATTATGCAGATGTAGATAATACAATATATGATTTTCTAACTAAATTTAGAGATTCATTTTTAGAAGGTATTAGTGAAACTGTTGCAACTGGTGTATCAAAAAGACAACTAATAAAAACAATTAAAGATTTATATACTTCTAAAGGTACTGTTGATGGACACAAATATTTCTTTAGATTACTATTTGATGAAGAAGCTGAAATAGTATTTCCTAGAGATAATATGTTGAGAGTTTCAGATGGTTTCTGGGACACAGAAATTGTTATGAAAGTTATAGAAACTGGCACATCAAACTTTGGTAATCTTTCAAATAAAGTAATAACTGGTAGAACATCTGGTGCAACTGCAAGGGTCACAACAGTAACTAAATTTACAGAGGGTGGTAAAGCATTTGCACAATTAAGAATCGCAGATAATTCTATAGATAATTCTATCACTGGAACATTTCAAATAGGTGAAACTGTTTTTGGAACAGACCCTAATAATGATTTTGATATTTTTGCAGTCGTGCAAGAAATTGTTTCTGGTGTTGATATTAATAGGTCTGGTCAGTATTATGAAATCAATGACCCAGTAACTGTTATAGGTGGTGATGGTTTTGCAGAGATGGTTGTTGCAGATGTATCAAAAGGTAGAATAGATGAAATTATAATTGACGATTCTGGTACTGGTTATACAAATGGAGCTCAACTTCAATTTGATAATAGTGATACAGACGGAACTGGTGCAGAAGCGAATGTTGATATTGTAGGTGGTTCAATACAATTAGAAAATGCAACATCTGGTGATAACATTATCACGGATGAAAGAGAAAGTATTGTAGTTGATGATGTTGGTGATATAGAACAAGAAGATGCAACCTTTGAAAATATTAATATAGTTTTAAATAGAAGTGCGACTCCTCATGTTGATGCTGGTGATAATATAATTATTGAAACACCAGTTGACCCAGACAACTTTATATTAAATCATATTCAAATAGAAGATGATTCTGATGGCGTTACTAATATAGTTTTTGATAGAACAGATGCAACTGGGTCAGATGCAAATTCAAAAATACTTACAGAAGATTCTGTTGTTACAAGTGCAATACAAACTGGTGTATTAGTTGGTGAAGAAACAAATTCATCTGAAAGATTTAGACAATCATTACCAGTAGATAACGATAACGATTTTATATTAGAAGATGAATTAGGAAACTTTAGATTATTAAGAGAAGAATCTGAGCCAGAGTTCTTAATATTAGAACAAGATGCAACTGTTGACCATATTGTTCTTGATGGTACTAATGCAAATAGTGATGATGCAGACGATAACATAGTTCAAGAAAGTGATGGTGTTTCTAGAATTACTATGGAAATATCAGACAGTGATGATGTATTATTATTTGAAAACGAACAGTTTACTCAATTAGAAACTGCAACATTACCAACCCAAGAACAAGGTGAGATTACAAGAATAAGAATTACTAATGAGGGTAATGGTTATACAAAACTACCAACTATAACTGTATCTGGTGGAACTGGTGCAAAACTTCTTGCAAAATCTACATCTGGTGTTGGTGGTGTAACAGAAGTCGGTATTAGAAATTTTGGTTCTGGTTATAAAAATGATACTGTTTATCATATACTAGAAGATGCAACTGTTACTGGTGAAGCAATACCTGGCCAAAAAATATTATTAGAGAATGAGGGTGAAGGTGATGCAATCTTAAATGAAGAAACAGTTAGAGATAGTGTAAGATTTAATAAAACTGTATTAGTAAAAGATATCGTTGGAACATTTGTTGCAACAGAGGGATTAACATCATCTCAAGGTACGATTGTATCTTTTGATAGTGGAAAACAAACTGTAAAAATAAATTCACTGCACACTCCAGAAGAGGGTGATTTAATTACAACTGGTACTGCAAGTGCAATAGTTGTTCAATGTTTGACTGCTGATGGTGAACTAACAACTGGTGCAACTGGTAGAACAACTGGTAACTTCATAGGTTCAAAAGGATTTGTATCTGAAGATACTATGAGAATCCAAGATTCATATTATTATCAAGATTTTTCATATGTTGTAAAAATAGGTGAATCAATTAATGAGTGGCGTGATAGTATTAGAACTGCAACACACCCTGCTGGGTTTGCAGTATTCGGACAAGTTACTATTGCATCATTAGTCAATGCACAACTTACAATACCTACTGGTTCTGAAATTTCTGGATATGTGGGTGATACTGAAACATTTACTCCAGAACTTGCATCTACACTTACAACACTATTCACATCTGTATTTGGTCGTAGGTTAGGTACAACAAGTGATGGAACAACATTAAATACTGCACCAGCTATAGGTTATCAAGAAAATACTAGTGGTGGTGGAACAGTATTACCATCTGGTAAAAGAGAACTAACATTATCAAGTTCTGTTTCTATTACAATGGGAGGTGCAACCTCATCATCATTTGCACCTTTCTTAGTTAATCTTGCAAAATATGGATTTATGCAAGAGGGATTTTTAAGTGATGATGAAAATGTAGATACATACTTTACTATTGACCAATTTAAAGATGTTAAAATAAATGAAGTATCTGTTACTGGTGGATTTAGTGATACTGATGAAGAGAACTTTGATTCCACAACAAGGTTCTTTGATGAAAGTAGAAACTTCATACCAACATCTGCATTTACTACAAGAATTAATGTACCACCAAGAGGTGAGTTAAGAATTACTAAAACTGGAATGTTCCAAACATTTGATATGGACTTTAGAACATTTGATGATATTAGACAAACATTTGATGAAGATAATACTGGTGGTAAGACAATAGATACATTGGGTCAAGACTTCTTAGACTTCTCTGAGACAAGTAAAACATTTGACTCAACAAGTACGAAGTTTGATGTAGGTTTTGCTGGATTAACTAATCCACTAGACTTCTCACAAACACTATACAAATTTGATGATACACTAGGTGGTGATTATGCAAGATTTGATGCAGACTTTAGTGTTTCACAAACTGCAAATATAACAACTACATTTGATGCAAGTGCATTTAGATTTGATGCAACTTTATCAGATATGGGATTAACTTTTGATAATACTGCAACTTAACCTTTATAAATAAAAGTAGATAATAGGAGATATAGGAATGGCATATCAATCTATCGGACTTGGAAGTTCAGCAAATGATGGGACAGGCGATACCCTCAGAGCTGGAGGTGACAAGGTAAACGATAACTTTGTAGAACTGTACACATTATTAGGTACTGGTTCTGCTTTAACTTCTGGGATGAGTGCAACTGCAACCGTAGTTACATTAACAGCCCCAGTAATCGCCACAAGTTTAGATTTAAATGGTTCTGAACTAATATTAGATGTTGATGCAGATACTTCAATCACTGCTGATTCAGATGATACAATAGATTTCAAAATAGGTGGTGCTGATATATTTCAGATGACTGCAACTAAACTTGACCTTAATGGTAAAGAATTAGTTTTAGATGCAGATGCTGATACATCTATCACTGCTGACTCAGACGATACTATTAATATTAAAATTGCTGGTAATGACAGAATAGATTTATCAACTGGTTTGGTGTCAATCAAAAATGATGGTTCAAAATCACAAGTAAGATTATATTGTGAAAGTTCAAACGCACACTATGCTGCACTTGAAGCTCCAGCACACGCAGTGTTTGCTGGTAACATCACAGTCACACTACCAAACAAAACATCAACACTTCAAGGTTCTGCAAGTGAAACCATCACTGGTGCTGGTGGTTCTAACGCACTAGATGATGATATTGAAGTATCACTTTTAAATACTGCTAGTGGTACTGCATCACTTACTCTTTCTGCTGGTCGTTTTGTTGGACAAAGAAAAATAATCATTATGACTGTTGCTGGTAACAATGCAACAATGACACAATCAAATGGTAATTTAAATTCTACTAATGTTTCAACAAGTATTTTATTTAATGCTGTTGGTGAAAGTGTAATATTAATTTATAATGGTACAAACTGGAATGTAGTTTCAGTAAATGGTGCAACCATATCATAGGATAAATTATGGCTGTCTTTCAACTTCCAACTGATGGTATCGCAGATGGTGCTATCACGACTGCAAAAATAAATGCATCGGTTAGTCTTGGTGCATCTGTTAATGTTATTCTTAACGGAACAGATGGTGGAGGTTCTAATGCTGGTGATAATTTAATTCTTGATGGAACAGATAACTCAAGTTCTAATGCTGGTGATAAGATACAATATAATGATGTCCTAGATGCAAATGCCATTCCCCAATCTTTTGGACAATCAGCACAGTTTAGAGCAAACACTAAATTTTTAAATGAAACACTTACAATTCCTCAAGGAGTCAATGCAGTTGCAGTTGGGCCACTCACAGTTACTTCTGGTAACACCTTGACAATAGAGGGTGATGTTGTTATACTATAGGTAAATTTTATGGGTACATTAAAAGTAGATAATATTCAAACTGAATCTGGTAGTGCAATCATTACTAATGGTGCTATTCCAACTACAACATTAACAAGTTCTAATGTTGGTATGATAAAATTACTTAACACATCTTCAAGTGCAGCTTCATCATTTCAAGTTGATAATACATACATCAATTCAACTTATGATAGTTATCATATAGATATGGGATTTTTACACGCAACAGATAATACTGGATTAAATGTAACTTTTTTAGTTGGAGGCACTGAAGTAACTGCAAATTATTGTTACGAAAATGGAGCATTGACAAGTTCAACATATGGTTATGATGCATTAGGAGGTTCTAATATGCAAATAGGTGGAGCAACTGGTAATGCAACTGGTGAAACTGCTCGTCTTACTATGACACTTAGTAATGTAAACAGCACTGCGATTGCAACTTTTATTCACGGATTTCATTATAGCAGTGCAAACAATGGTAATACAGTTGGTAGAGCTTTTCAAGGTGGACAAGATATTAACTCATACAGTTCTGTTGTGAATGGTATAAAGTTTGCACCTGGCTCTGGAAATATAACAGTTAGTTATTTTAAACTATATGGATTAACATAATGGGTACATTAAAAGTAGATAACTTACAAAAAAGAGATGGTACTGCACTTATCACAGATGGTGTTGCACAAACTAATTTATTATCTGAAACAGTATTAAGAACTGCTGGTGTTGGTCAAATAAAATTAAATACAACAGATATAACTTCAAGCACAGC